GCCATATATCATCATTCCTTTCTAAAAAAGGGTACAAAAAATACACCCTTATCAAATTGTAATTTTGCAGGATGTATGATATAATTCACTTGTTTAGGGAGAAGTAATATCATATGCTGCAAAGTAGTTGATAAGCTTCTAAGCTTCGCCTGGTTGGTAGCCAGGCGTTTTTTTATTTAAGATATTTATGCATTTCTTTGTCAAAATCTGAGACATATTCTTTATCTTGAATAACTCTGTATTTTTCATATTCGTGATACGCTAGGGCATTGGCAATTTGTCTTGTGACAGTACCAAAATTATGTAGAATATCATATTCGTTAAATTGTAGAAATGCATCTAATTTTGAAATCCAATCCTGCATAGACATTAATTTATTTCTTTTTGCTTGGTTTTCGGCATAGTCAAGATACATATTTACAATGTCATTAAGATCAGATAGCTCTGTCTGATTTAAATAGTTTTTAGAAACAATCGTATCTGATTTGAGTATCTTTCCATCAGGAGAGTTCTTCCAAGAAGTCAGACCCATATGATCTTTATGGCTGTCAGCACGAGAATGAATAATTTCAGGAGCTGTCTGACCAGTTACTGCAAACAAAAGCTTATTTTGCACATTCTTAAAAAAGTTTTTTGTGATCGCACTGTTAGGATCATAATCATAACTGCATTGTGCGTATATATCAGTGATTTTTTGATAGAAACGTCGCTCACTTGCACGAATTTCCTTGATTTTTTCTAACAGTTCATCGAAGTAATCTTTTCCAAACGGATTTCCATTTTTAAGCATATCATCATTTATGACAAAACCTTTAGTAATAAATTCTTTTAAGGTAGCAGTGGCCCATTGCCTGAATAAAGTAGCTTGTTTAGAATTAGTGCGATAACCTACAGAAATAACCATATCTAGAGAATATATTTTTATAGGTTTGTCAGAATTTGGAATTTGCAAAAAATGCAAATTGCTTTTTTCATCTAATTCATTTTCGGAAAATACATTTGAAATATGTCGTGATATTGTGGAAACGCTTTTTTGAAATAATTCAGAAATAGCTTTTTGTGTCATCCAAAAAGTATCATCTTTATATAAAACGCTGACGTTAATATCTTTATCATCCTCTTTATAAAAGAGAATTTCACCTTCAGCAATATTATCAATAGTATAATTTGCTGTATCAGGAGTTGCTTGATTTAAGATACGCTGCTTACGGACAGCAATTTCTTTTTCAAAGTCCATATATTCACATCCTTTCGTTATATATTTTATGGACCATTTGGGCGAGATCACCGAAATGGTGTTGAAAAAATTAAAAATCTTAATTATAATATATCTGGTAATAAGTCGGCACGATGGAGCAAACCCATCCGCTCCGGCGAATGCTTAACGAAAAATGGTCGTTCTACACTTACCAGGGGCAGGACGGCTATTTTTTATGTGTATAGTTCAGAATGGCAATAATTAATAGTGCAACATTTATGATGATCATAAATTCCTCATATGTACTCATAAGGGCCTCCTTTCCGCAATGCTCGGAGCGGTGTTGGAGACTTGCCGCCTGACGACTTCCTGGGTAAGTATATTATATTTTCAAAGTTCAGTTGTTGCGATGTCGCAACTTATTATTTATTTTACTTTCCATGAGTTCCCACAATTTTGACATACTGCGAATTTTTTAAGTTTGTTTTTAGTTTTTTCTTTCCCATCATGCTTCGGAGTTAATGCCCAAAGTCCACCAGTAGCTACGATCGCACCGCCACGTGCAGCGCTTCGAACAATACTATTTTTCTTTTTCTTTGTTTTACTTCCAACTTCTTCGAATTGAATAGATATATTATCGCTACCACATTTGGGGCACGCAATGGATGGAATGCTTGCAGGAGTAACATTATTTGTTGCAGTATTATTTACAGGAGTTCCACAATTAGGGCAGAAGTTTCCGAAAAATTTTTGACCACATTTTGTACAATATCTGGTAATTGGTTCGTTAGATAATTTTTCTTTCTTTTCTGCGACGACTGCTTTTAATTCTTCTTTTTCCTCACTTATATTTTCAAGTTCTTTTTTTGCATCATTTAATGAATACCCTTTTAAGAATTTTTTCTTACTTAATTTATCATGACATTCATCACAGACAATGCCACCTTCTAGTTTAAACGTAAATAAAGGTCCTTTTTCTTTACCGCAAATATCACATTTTTTCTTATCGAATAGCCCCATACATTTCTCCTTTATTTTAATCTTAGTTTAATCAGATCTTCACTATATCCAAGCATCATTGCAATTTGTCCAGAAGTGTATTCCTGAAATTCAAGAAAAATTTCATCATCAACCAATAGCTCTGTAGCAAATTTATCAGCTTCAATCTCCATTTTGCTTACTAGGATTCCTGTTCGATTTCGTAAAAATGGAGTATTGGCATCAGGATGCATGATCGCATGACCTAATTCATGTGCACAAGTAAATAATTGATCATGATCCAATAGATCACAGTTAATATGTATCTGCTTCATACGAAGCTGTTTATTGTAGTATCCTTTGATACTTCCCAATGGTTCAAATATAACCTTTATTCCTAAATACTTAGCAATGTCAAAAGGATTATTCGTACCATATCTTTTCTTTAGTGAGTTTGTTTTTTTACGAATATCCAATGAATCACTTCCTTTATTTTCTGTATTTCTTTGGTGTGAATTTTTGCTTAGCATTTATTTTTGCGATGGTTATACTGTTTTGGAGACTCGCTTTTAATAATTCTCTTGTTTCATCATCTAAAGGTTCTCCGGAGAACATCAGTCCATCTTGATCGGATTCTAGTTGATCAAGAGTTTGTTCTAATCGTTTCGCGATATCTTTTTCATCTTTCTTAGTTAGCTCAATGGCTTGATCGGATTTTTCTTCTATTAAATCAGATTTTCCAATTCCAAAATAATCAGCGAGAGCTTGTACGCTTCCCATTCTAGGAATTGATTGTCCCGTACACCAAGTATTAAATGTTTGTGGAATAACTCCAATAGCTTTAGCCACCTCTTTTTGGCTTTTTCCTGATTTCTCTAAATAGAAAGATAGATTTTTAGAGAATATTTTCTTTTGCTTTTCATCTGACATTAAATCACCTCACTTCGTTATTAATATAGTACAATAAAAATTGATTTTTTGCAACTAAAAGTCAAAAATAAATTGATTTTAGTATTGACATCCATTTAAAATGGATTTATAATGAATACAGAAATTAAAGAAAGGCGGTGATGACGTGACAAAGATGAATGAAGGTAAAGCAGTACCATTTCAAATTTCTTTAGCTTCAGCACGAGTTAATGCAGAAATGACACAAGAAGAGGTCGCAAAACATATGCATGTTGGAAAACAAACTATCGTTAGCTGGGAAAAAGGGACTTCTGAACCGAAAATGTCGCAAGGAAGAGAACTTAGTAAATTATATGGTATTCCAATTGACTATATTTTTTTACCTAAGAAATCCAATTAAAATGGATTACTAAATAACCAGGAGGTGATAATATGGGAAAAAAACCAGATATCACAATAACTAGTGATTATTTGAATTATGTAAGAAATCAAATTCAAAAAGCAATTACAACGCTCTGCCAAAAAGATTGTCTAGTTGAAGAAGATGTAGTTGCACTCTTTCAGATGGCGGAAGCGTTGCAAAGCTTAGGGACAAAAACTGTTAAGCGACGTGTTATTCAACGTCCTCATAAATGAATTGAATAGCACTGTCCGGTAACGAATAATTACAATGTTTAGAATTCGCATCTAGCATAAAACAGATACTGGAATCATTTAGATATTCATCAAAGAGTATATCGATATAGTATTTTTCAGGAGCAAGAAAACTAGTTATGAAACGATCTTTGTCAATATCTAAAGCCCAAAGCGATGAATTTACTTGTAAATATGAATTGCAGTTATCTTTAATTAAAGATTCAATGGTGGTTGAATCGCAAGATACGGTTTCCTGATCAATGTAGAAAATGTATTTCATACGGATTTCTCCTTTCTTGAATACTCGGACATGCCAGTGCCCTGTGAATTAAGTATAGGAGATATATGAAAGAAAGACAACAGAATAATACAGATGGCTTAATCCTCTGTCCGATGCATACGACCCCAAAACTCCTCCATAAAATTGGTTAATTATTAAAAATAGCACTCAATCGTCGGGCAGGGAATTAAGCCATCTGAAGAAAGGTAGGTGAAAGACATGAGTAGAAGACAAGATCTAAGAATCTTGGCAGCATATGCAAATGCACCAGAGCAGTTTCCAGAAGGAAATGTACCGGTAGCGTATGCAGCAAAGAAGATGGGAAAAGATGCTTGCTTTATCCGGGCAGGCATTGAAGCAGGGTGGCTTCCAATCGGATATGCGTTTAGAAAGCCAGGAAGTAAGAAGATTAATTATTACATCAGTCCAAAGTTATTTTGGGAAGTGACAGGTGTTTTATATCAACCAGAGAAAGGAGCATAAATGGCAACAGCAATGGTGTTTAGCTTATATGTAACAGTCAGCATGATCATTTGTTTGATTTTATCTAAGACAAAAATCGGACAAAGAGCGATGGACTGGATGCTGGATAAATTAACAATGAAATGAAAGGAGAAAAAGATGATCGATGATTGATGAAACGCTGATTCTGAAAGAAATTGATGAGTGGACTGATATTCTGAATAGAAATATCGAGAGACGTAATCAAGTGTCAAGTAACTTGATGGAAGTTTGTTTGCTAGAAAGAGAACTTGCGACATACCAGAGAGTGAAAAACCTAATAAAAGAAAAATGCACCCCTGAGGCAACAACTCCAGAAGGTGCGGATATAAATAGTTTAACACAAGTGCATTATAGCACAGAAAGCGAGAAGGAACAATGACAAAAGAATTTTTATTAGAATGTGAACGAAAATTAGCAAAATCTTATGTATGTACAGCACTTGGCCGCGACGATGACAGCATTGCTATTACAAAAGAGATAGCCAAAGATATTGCTTTTGAAGTGACAAACAGTGTACATCCTATTTCCATGGAAACAGCACCATATGTCGTAGCGGCCTTAAGAACTTTGGCGAATGGTATAGAAAGAGAGATGAATCCATTGGACAAAGAAATTGCAAGAGCATTACAAGAATTAATGGGTAGATTTCAGTTCGTTAAAGAAGAAGTAAAGGTTGATCTATGAAAGAAATTCTGATTGCACCAGGAATTAAACGGATCCAGTTTGATTCCTTTGATTCCTGGTTAAATGCCAGACATGGAATCGGTGGTTCTGATGCATCTGCAGTATTAGGACTCAATCCATATAAAACCAATACAGAATTGTATTTAGAAAAGACCGGGCAGAGAACAGCTCCAGATATTTCGGATAAGGACTATGTGAAGTACGGGCATGATGCAGAGCCATTGCTTAGATCGCTGTTTGCACTTGATCATCCAGAATACAAGGTTGAATACTTCGGAGACAACATGATCCGGAATGAAAAGTATCCATGGGCACATGCATCCTTGGATGGAGAACTAACCGATCAGGATGGTCGCAAAGGAATCTTAGAAATCAAGACAACTAATATCTTGCAAAGCATGCAGAGAGAAAAATGGAGAGATCAGATTCCGGACAACTATTACATACAGGTGTTGCATTATCTGTTAGTTACTGAATATGAGTTTGTTGAACTGAGAGCACAACTTAAATCAGTATGGCATGGCCAGATCAGACTGGAGACAAAAGATTATCATATTGAGCGATCAGATGTAGAAGAAGATATTGAGATATTAAAACAAGCGGAAGAAGAGTTCTGGCAGAAAGTTTTAAAAAGACAGCAACCGAACTTGATTCTTCCAGAAATTTAAAAGGAGATACATATGGAGTTTAAGATATACAATCCGCAGGAAGATGGGTTTCTACAGAAGATTGATTGGAATTATGAAGAGTTAAAAACAGAGATTCAGAAGAAAGCAAATGATTATATGAATCTGGTCTATACAGCAGATCAGATTAAGGATGCCAAAAAGGATCGTGCTAATCTTCGAAAATTTGTAACCGCATTAGAGAACAAAAGAAAAGAAATCAAACGACAGGTCATGCAGCCATACACAGCTTTTGAAGAACAAGAAAAAGAACTGATCGGCATCGTTGATCAAGCGATTGGAAACATTGACATCCAGATCAAAGGATACGAAGAAGCAACACGGCAAGAAAAATTAGAGAAAATCAAGGGAATCTATTCAAAGACAATCGGTGATCTTGATCGCACGGTTCCATTTGAAAAAATCTATAAGGATTCTTGGTTAAATGTATCAACGACATTGAAATCTATCACAACAGAGATCGCAGAGATCAGAGATAAAGTTGACAGCGATCTGAAAGTAATCAGTGCAGATACAAGTCCTTATGTTTTTGAAATGAAAGAAGAATATCTGAAAGCTTTTGATCTGAACGCTGCAATGATGAAGAAACAGAAGTTAGAGGAGACCGCCAAGAAGAAAGCCTTATTTGAGGAAGATCAGAAGCAGAAGGAGGAGCAGATACAGCAGCAGTTAAAAGAAGAAGCACAGAAAGTAGTATCTGCAGGTGAAAGCAAAGAAGTGCTAGAAGAACCAATAGAAGCAGCAAAGCCAAAATGTACAGGAGAAAGAACCGTAGCAATTACATTCCGTTGTGTTGTAAAAGAACACAACTTTAAGGAAGTTAATGCGAGACTCAGTCTAGTACAAAAAGTATGTGAAGAATTTGAAATCATAAATCCAAAGGAAGAGGAGGACTTATAAAATGTCAGTTGGAAACAGTTTAGTAAATAGACAGCAGGAAACAGGATTAACAGCATATCTTACAAATGATGCTGTAAAAAATCAGATCAACAATGTAGTTGGTGGTAAAAATGGAGATCGTTTCATTGCTTCTATCGTATCTGCAGTACAGGTTAATTCAGATTTACAGGAATGTACAAACCCATCAATTTTGAGTGCTGCATTGCTTGGAGAGTCATTAAAACTCTCTCCATCCCCACAGCTTGGACAGTATTACATGGTTCCGTTCAGAAACAACAAAAAAGGATGTAAGGAAGCACAATTTCAACTTGGTTATAAAGGATACATTCAGTTAGCGATCCGCTCAGGGCAGTACAAAAAACTAAACGTTCTGGCAATTAAGGATGGGGAATTGGTTCGATTTGATCCACTGAATGAAGAAATCGAAGTAAATCTGATCGATGATGAGGAAGTAAGGGAAGAAGCAAAGACGATCGGATACTATGCAATGTTTGAATATACAAATGGTTTCCGAAAAGCTATGTATTGGTCCAAAAAGAAAATGGAAGCACATGCATTAAAGTATTCCAAAGGGTATGCAGCAAAGAAAGGATATACATTCTGGGAGAAAGATTTTGACGGAATGGCTTATAAGACAATGCTTCGCCAGTTGATCAGTAAATGGGGAATCATGAGCATTGATATGCAGAATGCAATGGAATCTGATATGGCGGTGATCCATGAAGATGGAACAAAAGATTATGCAGATACAGTTTCAGAAGAAAATATTGTATTAGATCAGGATCTGCAGGAAGCAGTAGAGGAAACACCAGAACCAGAAAAACAGGAACCGCAGGAAGAAACAGCAAAAGAAGAACCACAGCAGTTCTTTAAATAAAAGAAAGGTAAAAGAAAGGAGCAACACGATGAAACATATTAACTTAGAACAGTTTGCAGGAGGGAAACTTTCAGTACAGCTTAATAAGGCATTAGAAAAGGTTACTGAAAATATTCAAGACCCAAACACGGATGCGCAGAAGGTCAGAAAGATCAATGTATCAATTAGTTTCCGGCCAAATGATGAAAGAAACTTTGCAGCAACTACAGTAGAGACAAAGCTGAGTCTTGCACCAGAACTTGGAGCTACAACAGCACTGAGTATGGGCAGAGATCTTCGTACAGGAGAGGTTGAAGCAGTTGAAATCTTTAACCAGATTCCTGGACAGATGAATGTTGAGGATGTGATCGATCAGGAAGAAGATGAAACACCGAAAGCTTTTGATCCGGATACTGGCGAGATCTACGAACCAAGCAACAAAGTGATTGACTTAAGAAAAGCAAAACAGGCATAGGAGGATACATAACAATGGATAATACATTTTTAAGAGAAGCAATCGAAAAGATCGAAGAACTGACAGACAGTGCAAGAGAGCCACACGTTGTAGAAATCGCAGGAAAGACTTATTGCGATAAATCGATGTCACGATATGACAGAGAAGAGTTTGCAGAACCATTGACAGCTACAAGTCTTAATTCTCTGATTGATTATATCAGCGGAAAAAGCGAAGAGTTAAGAGAATCTATGATCGTTCACGTAGAATCTCCAACAAGAGTAAGATTACTATCTGGTCTTACACAGGAAAGAAATCGAGAAGAATTATTCCGCGTAGATACAAATCCAAATGGATTTGATTTCGATCACTACTATGATCAGGAAGCGTTTGTAATCAACATGCAGACTGCCTTTAAACAGAGTGATGAAACAGAACTGATTCTTTCAGTTGCTGGAAATGTAGAAAATAAAACAGTGGCCAACTATGGAGATGATGGAGTCAGCCAGAAAGCTACGATCACAAAAGGCATTGCAGGAAAAGAAGATGTGATCGTACCGAATCCGGTAACACTTCGTCCATATCGTACATTTTTGGAAGTAGAACAGCCAGAAAGCAAGTTTATCTTCCGAATCAGAGAAGGTTCCGATGGGCAGCCAATGTTTAAATTGGTAGAAGCTGATGGTGGACTTTGGAAGTATGAAGCAGTAGATGCTATCAAGAAATATTTAACAGAGAATTTACCGGAAGAACTGTTAAAAGTGATCACGATCATCGGGTAGCAGTTATGGAGACAGTTAGATTTACAGTCCCTGGTGCACCGAAAGGAAAAGCCAGGGCAAGAACTGTCCGTAGTAAAAAAGGTGGAACATTCTCATATACGCCAGAAGGTACTATGTTATATGAGAATTTGATCAAGTGCTGTTACAGGCAGGAATCAAACAACATCATTTTTAATGACGGACAGCCTTTAAAAGTAACGATCATAGCTTATTATCCGATCGTTAAGAGTACAAGCAAGAAAAAGAAACAACAGATGTTGGAAGACCTTATGTTTCCAACGAAGAAACCAGACATTGATAACATTGCAAAAAGCATTCTGGATGCATTGAATAAATTAGCATACAGAGATGATACGCAGGTGGTAACGCTGCATATGGAAAAGCATTATGCAGAGGACCCACGAGTTGAAGTAGAGATAGAAGAAATATTATAGAGGAAAGGCGGTGTTCTAATGGGCCGTAAACCCAAAACAGGACTAGATTACTTTCCTAAAGATGTCGATTATTACGACGATTTTAACATCATGGATCTGATGAACGAATATGGTCCATTAGGACAGACCATCTATGATGTTGTTCTATGCATGATTTATCATGAAGGATATTACCTGGAAGTGCCTAAAATGGAGCAGTTAGCGGTAAAAATAATCAAAACCATTGGTAACCGCTGGGTAAAGAAAAAAGACTTTGTGTTACAAGTAATTCATTATTGTGCGGAGATAGGTCTTTTCGATCAAGACCTCCTGAATCAAAATGTTATTACCTCTGTTGGAGTTCAGCGACGCTATAAAGAAGTGACTGTTAGGAACAAAGTCGATAGAAGTAAATATTGGTTGATTGATGAAAACGGTCAACCTTTATTAAATGCACCACAAAATAGCATTTCTGTAACAGAAACAAACATTTCTGCAACAGAAAAAGATATTTCTGCAACAGAAAAACGACAAAAGGAAAGTAAAGTAAATAAAAATATATATTATAGCAATCCAGATCTGAACAGAGAGTTCTGTCTTTATCTTGATATGAGGAATCATACTGGACCAACATTATCTGCAGAACAGATCAATGCCTTGAAAGAAGAACTTGACTCTTTAGCTGATAACGATTCTGACAAACTTGGTATTGTACGAAAAGCATTTGGTGGAGGATATAAGAGTTTCTTCCCTACATCAAAGAAACGGAAGAAATCAACACCGAAACCAAAGAAAGAAGAAACTATACACAATTTTACACAACGAGAAGTTAAAGATTGTGAGTATGAGAATCTGGAGAAGAAGCTATTAAAGAAACAATTAGGAGGTGACATAACGTATGGATAATTTAATTCCTGTTAACTACGATACAGAAGAACCAACAGTATCAGCAAGGGATTTGCATAAAGCATTGAACATTCAATCCAGATTTAGCAGATGGTTTGAAAATAATAAGAGACTATTTGTTGAAGGTGAGGATTATAACAAATGTACATCAAATACAGTTGTTAATAATGGAGCTGTTAGGGAACTAGAAGATTATCAAATAACAACGATAATGGCAAAACATTTGGCTATGATGTCTAGAACAGAAAAAGGAAAAGAAGTTAGGGATTATCTTATTAATCTTGAAAGAGCTTGGAATAGTCCAGAGCAAGTATTTGCAAGAGCTTTGAAGATGGCAGATAAGACAATTGATAAATTAAAATCTGATAATGCAATCTTAATTGAAGACAATGAAAGAATGAAGCCAAAAGAAATTTTTGCAGATGCAGTAACAGCAAGTGACACATCTATCCTGATCGGAGAACTGGCAAAAATTCTTAGACAGAATGGAGTTCAGACTGGACAGAATAAATTATTTGAATGGCTAAGAAATAATGGCTATCTGATCAAGAGAAAAGGATCAGACTGGAATATGCCAACGCAGAAAGCAATGGATATGGATCTGTTTGAAATCAAAGAAACGGTAATCAACAATCCAAACGGATCGACAAAAATCAGTAAGACTACAAAGGTTACTGGTAAAGGGCAGCAGTATTTTATTAATAAGTTGCTTGCTGCAAGCTAAGTGAAAAAAACAAAGGCATCCGGTTGATCTCTGTCCGTAGCAACCAACAACCCAAGATTGTTGTTAAAAGTCGTAGTAATAGTCGTGGTAGTTGTGGGTTTCGGGATGATCTTAAGCGACAGGACGTAAAAAGATGATCACATATGCGGACAGAGATCAGCCGGATGGACTGAATTATATACCACAGTAACTATTAACCGCATAAGAAACAGCCAGTATAAGCCATGAGCCTGCTGCCTAAGGCAGTGGGCAGAAAGGAGAACTGATGGCAGATTACAGCAAAGGATTTAAAAGACGTGTCGTACAGTTATGGATCCAACATGGTATGTCAACAAATGAGATCAGCAGAACATCAGGTATCGATCACAAAACGTTGATGAAGTGGTATAAGCGTTTTTACCCTGAGATAACAGGGGGGGGCGAGACAAAACACGAAGGTTTGCAGTGGCATTATGTAGGCAATTGTGCCGGATATCATAAGTAAAGGAGTATGATCAGACAGCTTAACTTTCTATCTGATTAAGATTCTTCAAGTAACTATTAACGAAGCAAGCAAACGTAAACATATTTTTCAGGTTTTTTGTATTTTTATTTTTCACAAACTAGATTTGGTATTACAATTTTTCAAATCACAGGAGAAGAATCACAGCAGTTTATATGATCAAGCAAAGAATAAGGAGAAAGTGATCAGTATAAGCTGTTTCAGGTAGAAAGTTAAGCTGTCTGAGATAGGTAGATAATATGAGTAAACAAGATTATATAATGCAGGGCAGAAATGAAGGAATTGCGTTCTGTAACAAAATAGTAAAAGAAAAAGGATTAGAAGAGCTACAGAGAGTAACAAGACAGAGAAATCTTGCAGGGCTTCGAACACTAATAGATCCAAGAGAACTTGATCAGGATTTTAGAGATGCAACACTACAGATTTTAGATACTGTATTGATCATGAGTCTTATAGTTTTGAAAGATGAATTTGATTTCGGAACTAAGAGATTAGATCGATTCAAAAAAAGATTCAATGACAAAACAGAGTGTTTAGAAACAGGAAATGTGACATGGATTGATATGATCGAGCAGATCAGAGAAGAAAACAACATTAAATTAGATCTTAGAAAGAACGATGTAGTGATGGCATGGAGGAAAAAATAATGGTAAACAAGAAAGAATTTGAAGGTTACATCTGTGAAATCACAAATAAACCGATCGGAAAAATGAAGTTATGTCCGGACAAGCAGCAGAAGTTAAAGGTTCGGATCAAGTGTGATGATAGTTGTATTCATTGTGAGAAGGAAGTGATTGATAATGACTGACGAAGAAAAAAAGAATGGTGGAATTTAACAACTACATAGATGACTTGATTAAATTTATGAATGGGGAAAACGATGACTTTGAACCGATTCCGATACCAAAGGAAGTTGATGACGAAATGCAGAAAGACCGTTTCTATTAATTGTTAAAGAAAGTTAAGGAACAACTAATATATCAATTAATAGAACAATACAAGATGTATCAGCTGGAAGGAGAAGAGAATATGATTACAAAGACACAATTCAAGGACATATGCAAAAAGGCAGCTATTTATACAATTATGAGCCATCCAGAAAGAATCAGCGATAATTGTATAAACGACGAAGAGGTAGCAGCAATCTTAGTAAGATTTTATGAAAAGATTTTTAGAAAAGTATATAGAGGCAAAGAGGAATCGAAAGAATGTATAGATATAAATGAGATAGATGAAATATACGTTATCGCATTTGATTGTCTGTACAAAGATGATGGAATAACACCAAATTATGTAATATATCAAGAAAATATGTTGTGTTTAACAAGCATAAATGCTTTATATGAAATTTTAAGAAGCAAAATCGAAGATGATTATTGCGAATTAGAAAGAGACATTGACGGCTTATTAAATATGTGGAATGACTAGTAGGGTTAAATAAAGGAGTTTATTATGCCAGACGAAGAGCTAGAAAAACGCATCAAACTTGAACTTGCACTTATTCATCAGTGCAAAGAATCTATGCAAGACCATTACAGATGTTTATGAGTGAAGTAGATCACGAAAAATATCCAGATGCAAGGCAAAATACAGGTTTGAGAATACGATGGAGGGTTAATTTATGATCGTTGGATTTTTAAGCGGATTATTTATCGGAGCAGTAGCAGGAGTGGCAGTGATGTCACTCTGTGCTGCAGCGAAAGAGAGGGTAAGAAATGACAAAGAGAGAACAGAACGAGAAGAAAAAGGAATATCTGAATAGATACAGACAAGCTGTGCGTAAATATAATTCTCTCCAGGAGCAGGAGAAGCAGTTAAGATCACAGATGGATGGACCGAAAGCAATTGAATACTCAGACATGCCCAAGGCATATAAACAAACTGATTTGTCTGACTACATGGTCCGATTGGAAAGAATACTGGATAGAATCGCAAATGAAAAGAATGAAATGCAAAAGATACAGTTAGAAATCGAAGAGAAGATCATAGATGTGATGGACGGAGAGCAGAGCAGGATATTATATCTAAGATACATCCAGTTTATGAAATGGGAAGACATCTGTGTTGAAATGGGATACAGTTGGAGACAGATACATAATATTCATTCCAAGGCATTAAATGATTTGAAGATTTCTTAAAGAGTGCACTAAAATGCACTAAAATGCATAGTAATGCACATTCATAAATGATAATATATACCCTGGAACGTTTGAAAGATAACTTAGAAGTGCCCAGTTGGGTTAATATCTCCATTATTTATTAATATAAAAAACTATGATATACTGATACAAAATCAAACAAATAGAGAGGTATTAATATGATGGAACAGGAGATTATAATCGGATTAGTTACAGGAACAGTATCAGGTATATGTGTAACACTAATTACCAACTTTATAACAAAGAAAAGAAATGAAAAAAAATTATTATATGATGCAGTTCAAGCTTATACACAATATGGATTTGAGGTAATAAAGTGTTTAAGAAGATATGAGAAGGATAATAACGATAAAGAAGCAAGAAGAAAACTAGAAGATATTATTGATAATTATCCTCAACATACAGGATTTCATTATACAAACTCTAATAGCTTGAAAGAATTTCTAGATGTCATAAATGATATAGAGTATGATATTATTTCTGAACAACTTAATGCAAAAAAAGTTTTAGAGCATTGTAGAAAAATTCAACGTATTAGATTTGACATGTTTAGAATAAAATATGATTTATTTTATAAATGGCGTAAATGATTAGAACTCGGGTGATCTTCGGACCCCGAGTCTTTTTATGCCTATTATCTAAAAATTAGACGATCAAGAAAGGAGAAGAACATGAATGAGGATATGAAGATTGGAGCTATTTTAGCTCTAGAAGGAGTAAAAGAAGAATTAATGACAGTAAGAGCAGAATTGAGAAGAAAAGGATTTGATCATAGAAAAGGATTTACAATAATTGAATCATATATAGATGATCAGATGAAAGAATTAAAACAATGTTTTAACTAAGGACCTCTAGCTCAGCAGGTCAGAGCAGTCGGCTCATAACCGATCGGTCCAGGGTTCAAGTCCCCGGAGGTCCATTTAAGAAATAAGAAAGAAGGTGGTAATGTTTGAATGAAGAAAAAAACTACATATTGGCAGAGTCTGATTACGTAGCCGGAATGAAGTATAAAGACATTGCTGCCAAGTATGGAGTCTCGATGAACACTGTGAAATCGTGGAAGAAACGATACGCATGGTCGAGGAACAAAAAGACAGGATGCATCCAAAAGGGGTGCACACAAAATAAAAAGGGTGCACACAAAAAAGAAGCCGTTGCGGAGGATGTAAGTCAGGTCGTGATCAACGATGAACTTACCGATCAGCAGCAGCTTTTTTGTTTGTATCAATCTAGGATGTTTAATTACACGAAAGCTTACATGAAAGCTTATCCAGGATGTACTTATGCATCTGCTGCCGTATTAGGAAGCAGGCTTATGAAGAATCCAGTGATCAGAAAAGAGATTGAACAGCTAAAGCAGAATCATATGAACAGAGAATTGCTAAAGCAGGAAGATATCTTTCAAAAGTTTATGGACATTGCATTTGCGGATGTAACAGATTATGTATCGTTTGGGCGAGAAAATATTCAAGTCATGGGCGCTTTTGGTCCAGTAATGGTAGAAAACAAAGAAACTGGAGAGAAGGAAGTTCTCGAAAAAGAAGTCAATACTGTGAAATTCAAACAATCTGAAGATGTTGATGGAACGCTGATCACGGAAGTGAAGCAAGGAAAAGACGGAGCGAGCATTAAGCTGGTTGATAAGATGAAAGCTTTGCAATGGCTTGCAGACCATATGGATATTGCTACAGCTGAACAGAAAGCGAAGATTGAGCAGATCAGAGCTAAGACAGAACAGATCAGAAATAATGACAATGATGATGGAGAGGATGGTGTTGTAATTGTCAACGACGCACCTAAAGATATCGGATATAGTGATACCGAAATACCTTCCGATATTCAACAACAAGACAATTAAACATATCATTCTTACATCTGGTCGTGCTGGTACAAAATCAAGTTATGCAGCAATTAAAGCAGATTATCAAATTGTATCAGATAAACATGGATCAGTTGTAGTGCTCCGAAAGCATCATAATAAATTGCGTAAGACAGTATACAAGGAAATGCTTCGAGGCATTAATCGATTACAGATTTCAAAAAAGAAGTTTGCGATCACGAAATCTCCAATGGAAATAACATACAAAAAGTATGGAACAACAATTTACTTTGCAGGTTCTGACGGAATTGATGATACAAAAGGTATTATTGACGAAGATCAGCCAATCAAGTTAGTTATTCTTGATGAGTTAACAGAGTTCTTTGACGATGGAGAAGGAGAAGATGAACTTAGCAATATCGAAGCTACTTTTGTTCGTGGAAACACTGGTGGATTCCAAATGATCTATCTTTATAACCCTCCCAAAAATCCAAATGCAGCGATAAATAAATGGTGCAAAAAGATGGAGAAGAGAAAAGATTGTATCCATATCCATACAGATTACAGAGACGTTCCGACAGAATGGCTAGGACAAGATCTGATAGACAGTGCAAAGGAAATGGAAGAGTCTGATCCTAAAATGTACCGATGGGTATGGTTAGGAGAATCTGTTGGTGTAGATGAACTTATTTATTATATGTATGGAAACCGCCATCGATCGCGACCAGATAAAGACAGGAAATATGATCGTATTTATATTGGTGGAGACTATGGGCAGCAAAACGCAACGACATTTCAGGCATTTGGATTAGATACATACCAAAGGAAGTTTCCTGGTCTGGCAGAATACTATCATAGTGGTAGAGATAGTGGATATCAAAAGAGTCCATCCGAATATGCAAGAGATCTTGTTGAGCTTCTTGATGAACTACATGAAGAATATGAAAACAGAGTATTCTATATTTTTTTGGACCCATCTGCAAAAGGTTTAGCAGAAGAAATTCGAAGAGCAACTAGGAATTTACAGTATTCGGTATTGATGAGAGATGCGGAAAATAATGTTGCACTTGGAATCAGCAGAGTGCAGAAATCGTTAATCTTTGATGTGTTAAGTATTTCACCAGATCAGAAATATGCAGATGAGGAATTTGGCACTTATGAATATGATAAAAAATCAATCGAAAAAGGAAAAGAAGTTCCAGTAAAACTTTCAGATCATTGCATGGATGCAATCCGTTATGCTGTTATGGGAGCATGGGATAAAATAAAATACTGGCTTCCAAGAGATCCAGGAGAGGAGAAACAGAAGATTGAATATATTTAATTATTTCAAAAGAAAAGGAATTGATACGATCGATGCATCGTTTTATCGGAAGATTCAAGAATGGGTTAGCTGGTATAAAGGTAATGTCCGAAACTTTTCTTTTTATAAGATTTATACAGGACGCGGAACATACAAAAGATGTGAACGCAAAAGTATGGGTATGGCAAAAAAGCTTTCAGAAGACATTGCAGATCTGTTACTGAATGAAAGGGTAACGATTACTTTAGATGACGAATATACAAATAATTATGTACACAAAATTTTAAAGAATAATCAATTTATGGTTCAAGGCAACGATTACCAGGAACGTAAAGCATATACTGGTACAGTGGCGTATATCCCTTATCTTGATTCGGCAGATGTGACAGAAGATGGAGTCATTCGATCAGGAATTATAAAAATCAATTATGTTGATGGCCCCAATATATTTCCAGTAAGTTGGAATAACGGAAAGGTTCAGGAGTGTATTTTTACTTTTCCACATACGGTCAATCGAAAAAAATACATCCAGATACAGTCACATTTGATTCGGAATGATGAATATGTGATAGAAAATACGGTTTTAAAGAGTATGAGTGGAAGCCAGGAAGGTACAGAACTAAAGGAAGAAGAATGGAGACAATTAAAACCGTTTAAGAATCTTGCCAAAAGAACAAACACAGGAAGTTTAGAACCGCAATTTGTAATTGATCGCCTAAACATAACAAATAATGCAGATGCGAACAATCCGATGGGAATTGCTATATTTGCAAATGCAATTGACGTATTGAAAAAATTAGATACAGAATATGATTCTTATTATAACGAGTTTTTACTTGGTAGAAAAAGAATATTTGTTGCTCCAGAATTGTTATATAACATTGACGGAACACCGGCTTTTGATCCGGATGATGGAATATTTTACAGCTTGCCGGAAGATTATGATAAGAGTCAAGAAGGATTGATCAAGGACGTTGATATGAATCTTAGGACAGAGGAACACAGCAAAGCTATTAACGATGATCTGAATTATTTGTCGTTAAAATGTGGGTTTGGACCTAAAAGATATAAGTTTGATTCATCTGGAGTAAAAACAGCAACTGAGATCATATCTGAAAACTCCGATATGTATCGAATGATTAAAAAACATGAGATTATCTTGGAAGATGCATTGAAAGAACTGATCAGGATTATTATCCGGTTGGGTATTGTAATTGGAGAACAGTTGAATCCGGATTCTGATATTACGATTGATTTTGATGATTCGATTATTGAAGATAAGGAAACTGAGCGCAAACAAGATATGCAGGATGTGAGTGCTGGAATCATGCGGCCAGAGGAATATAGAGCAAAATGGTATGGTGAAACAATCGATCAGGCAAAAAACAATCTTCCAGAGCAAAATCAGGTGATGGAGTAAAATGAAAAATGAATATAAAAATCGGATGGCAAATAAGATTGCAGCCCATTATGTTGAACTCGAGGAAAGGATTATTCAGGATATTGTCAGGAGAATTGTAAAAACTGGAGAGGTTACAAGTACCGCAGATTGGCAGATCAATAGATTGAAGATCATAGGATATTCATCAGAAGACATTGAGAAGATGTTGAAAACAACATTGAATAAAAGCTATCCGGAAATGTTTGAACTATATGACAAAGTGATCAACTGGGAATATGTTCGAAACAAAGATCTGTATGAACAGGTAAATGCAGAGTACATACCATTTGAAAAAAATAAGCATCTAAATCAAGCGATTAATGGGATAGCGCAACAGTCGTTGGAAGATCTTGAAAATATAACTAGGTCGCTTGGATTTTATTTAGATATCAATGGAAAAAAGACTATGACTCCGTTATCACAGGTATATACAGAACATCTTGATCGTGCATGTTTCGATATTGTTTCTGGAGCGTTCGATTATAACAGTGTTTTGAGAAGAACTGTGACACAATTGACCAACAGTGGATTAAGAACAATAGACTATGCATCAGGTTGGCATAATAGAGTAGATGTTGCAGCAAGACGTGCAGTTATGACAGGGCTGAGTCAGATTACAGGAAAGATCACAGATTATAATGCAAAGAAGCTAGGAACAGAATATTTTGAGGTCGCATGGCACGCAGGAGCACGTCCTACACATGCAGTATGGCAGGGGAAGGTCTGGACAAAAGAACAACTTGTATCAGTTTGTGGACTTGGAACAGTTACAGGGCTGCTAGGTGCGAATTGCTACCATGAGTATTATCCGTTTTTCCCAGGAATATCAGAACGCAACTGGACCGATCAGTGGTTGGAAGAGAAGAATCAGGAAGAAAACAAACCGAAAGAATTTCAAGGAAAAGAATACACGGTTTATGAAGCAAAACAGCGGCAAAGACAAATGGAGACAGCTATGAGAGCTCAACGCGAGAAGGTAAGAGCACTTCAAAAAGGGAAAGCAGATCAAGATGAGATTCTGGCACATAAGATGAAATATCAGGGACAATTAAATGAATATGCGAGATTTTCGAAAAAAATAGGACTTAGACAAGAACGAGAGCGTATTTATCTAGATATGAAAGGAAGAGTAGCGCCTGATCTTAGAAAATTTATTGCAAAGAGCACAGGGAATGATATAATAAAATCAGGAGCGATAAATGGGGCACTTACAGATAAAAATGACCCATTATATACCAGAAGAGACGCACACGCTAACAGATATTATGAATCAATGCGTAATAGTCGGAAGAGTAATATCATTGATCACATTGCAAATAATACCGGAATCTCTAAAAAGAGCATAAGTAAGATATATGATCATGTTTTTATAAATGAATATGAATTAAGTGGTGGAAAAAGAAGATTTGATCCAGATTATTATATGGCTGAATCATTTAGAAGATTGAGAGAGGGAAAAAATATTCAGAAGCACGATTTGATAATGTTAAAGCATGAACGTTTAGAGTACGAATTAATGAAAAAATTACACTTGAAATACGATGAAGCCCATAAAATTACAGAAAGAAAGTATAATTATCAAAAGGCGTTAAATAAATTTTTGAAAGAATATAATTTATAGGAGGTGGAAGAAATGTTGAGACTTGAGTTGTTGGAAATCACAGAAATATCAGTAAAATATAAGTACTATCCGGAAAGTTCAAAGGAATATGGAATCATTGCTGTAGATAGAATATCAAGAGAACGAAGCATTGAAAAGCTTTTGCCTGAATACGGAAGTAATTATCCGGCCCATGCATTTAGAAGAATCGAAGAATATTTGACAAATAATAAATTTCAAGAAGAAGATCTTGTCGCTTGGTATTAATACCGCTAGTTATTTTTATGGCTAGTGGTATTTTTATACCCATTTTTAAGAGAGGAGAAAGGACAATGATTGTAAGCACAGTAACCTATTACATTATTCATTAGGAGGTGATCCAAGGAATCTCCCACCGGCAGGGAACGACCGGACAGAAAAGGAAGTGATGTTGTGATAACTATAAGCATAAGACAAGATGGGATAGAAATGAAAGGTCATGCTTGTAGAAAAGAGAATGATGGAATTGATAGAGCATGTACAGCTGTATCAGCATTGACATGTAATTTGATTAATTCAATGAACGATCTAACAGATGATAAGATTGAATCAGAAGCACATAGTGGTCTTACTATGATCAAATGGCGAGAATTATCCGATAAAGGGAAATTATTAGTAGATTCATGGTTTTTGGGAATTGCTGATATCAATCAGGAATATAACTGTATACAATTTATTTAAGCATCCGAAAGGGTGTTTTTATTATGTCCAAAACATGAAGACATAAAAAGCATTGGTAATAACACTCATATATGGAGGGAAAACATGAGAAAAAGAATGTATTTACAGCTTTTTGAGGACGGCACAGGAGCTGGCTCTAATGGACAGGGCGGAAATAATGCCGGGAATGGTAACGGCAACCAGGGAAATGCCGGAGAAACAGGAAATCAGGCAACATTTAGTTATGCACAGGCAGAAGAGATTGCGCAAGCGAGAGCAGAACGTGCAGAAAGATCAGCTTTAAAATCATATTTTCAGCAACAGGGCATGTCAGAGGACCAGGTTACACAGGCAATTGCTGATTATAAAGCACAGCAGAAAAAGAATCAGCCAAATGTAACTCAGATGCAGCAGGATCTTGCAGATGCAAGAAATGAAGTACAGCAGATGAAAAATGAGAAGCTTTTAACTGCAAAGGGAGTAAAAGCGGATGATCTTGACTATGTGTTATACAAAGTTTCCAAAATGACAGATGAAAAAACAAGTTTTGAAAAGGCAGCAGATAAATATTTGAAAGAGAATCCAAGATTCACATCAGGATCAGGGTATCGAGTTTCAACATCAACAGGGAATACATCAAACGGATCCGTGGAAAATGTAAATGCTACGATCAATGATGCAATTCGATCTGCAGCCAGAAGATAATGGAGGTATGAAATGTTTAAGAGACGAATGAACTTAAGATTATTCGATACAGATGCAAATGTGATCGATCGTAGTGGAGCAGAGTCGTTAATTCCTACACAGGAAGCGAATGAGATTATTCAGGGAACAATTACGCAGTCAGCAGTGCTTTCAAGAGGGCGCAAATTAGCTAATATGACAAGTAGACAGTACAAAATGCCAGTACTGGATATGCTGCCAATCGCTTATTTTGTAAATGGTGATACTGGGCAGAAGAAAACTACCAAACAGGCATGGGATAAGAAATTTATCACAGCAGAAGAGATTGCAGTGATCGTACCGATTCCAGAAGCTGTGTTAGATGATGCGGAATATGATATCTGGGCAGAAGTTAAACCAAGAGTTACAGAAGCTTTCGGTAAAGTGATTGATGGTGCAATCTTATTCGATGTGGACAAGCCATCGACATGGAGAGATGGAGTAGTTACAACAGCAACAAAAGCGCAATCTGTTGTAACACTTGGAGCAAGTGATAATTTGTATGATAAGATCATGGCAGAAGAAGGTGTGATCGCCAAAGTTGAAGACAGTGGATATTTTGTAAACGGTCATATGGCTGATATCTCTATGCGGGCAAAATTAAGAGGATTAAAAGATGCAGATGGAAATCCAATTTTTAAATCTGATATGCAGGGCGCAACATCTTACAGCTTAGATGGATCTCCAATGAATTTCCCAAACAATGGAGCTTTTGATAAATCGAAGGCATTAATGATTTCTGGAGATTTTAGTCAGCTGGTTTATTCAATTCGCCAGGATATCACGTTTAAACTGTTCACAGAAGGTGTTGTGCAGAATACAGATGGAACGATTGCATATAACTTAATGCAGAATGACATGGTGGCACTTCGTGCAGTTATGAGATTAGGATGGGAAATTCCAAATCCGATCAATGCTCTGAAAACTGATAAAACAAAGAGATGTCCATTCTCAATCCTGAAAGTAGGAGAATAAAAGAAAGAAGGTGTGATCTATGTACGTAACGTATTCATATTACAAAGAACAGTATGTTGGATCACTTCCGGAAGAAGAATTTATCAAAGCGGAACGATGGTCAGAAGCGTATATTCGCAATCTGACCTACATCCGTGGAGATATCTTTGCATCAGATCTTGATATGATAAGAGATGCTGTATGTGCAGGTGCAGAGGTATATGCATCTTACAGAAGGAAACAGGAATCTAATAATGGTATGCAAATTAAATCTGAATCAACCGATGGTTATAGCGTTACTTATGTGAACGAACAGACAGATGGTCAGACATTGGAAGAGTTGATGCAGAAAAAAGCATATGAAGCAGTAAAAATGTATTTATTGCCAACAGGATGGCTGTCAAGAAAAGTGAGGTGTTGTGATGATAACAAACAGTGCTGTAACAGTTTATAGCCGTCAATATGATAGCGAAAAACGATTAGACATCTGGGAAAGAACATATGTCAAGGATGCATGGTGGCATGAAGCAGAATCTTCTGCAATTACATCCGAAGGATTGAAAAGAGCTGACACGTTTGTGATCAGAATACCTGATACTACGATAAATATAAAAAAAGATGATTATCTTGTAAAAGGAATCTGTGATATTGATATGGCAACAGCTAAGGACCTGAAAGGAACAGAATGCTGCAAAGTCACATCTGCAAATTATAACACATTTGGTGCAAATCCACACATAAAGGTAGGTGGTGTGTAAATGGCACAAAAAAGAAATATTGTGATCAAAACACCAAGAGGCAGTATTTACACAGTAAAAACAGCAAATGGATCCGTGACAGCTAAGATGGAATGGAATCATGGATTTTCTGGACAAAAGAGTGCAAGCTTTGGAGAAGCCCAGGAGTTTGTCGATTCAGAATGTATCAGAAGGATGAATCCGGAGACACCGAGGCTGTCAGGTGCTTTGATCAAGTCTGCGACACTGGGAACAGTGATCGGATCAGGAGAGATCAACCAGATCACGCCATATGCACGCAGGCAGTATTACGAGCATAAAGAAAAGTCACGTTGGTTCGAACGTATGAAAAACAGGCATAGAGACAGTATTCTGAAAGGAGCACAAAAATATGCAGGAAGCTAATATAATTGATTCCATCCGATCGTTCATATTAACCTGTCCGTTTCTGGATAACTACAGAGTAAACGTGGATCACTTGTCAGAAGATATGAGTTATTCTGTTGATCCACTTCCATGTGATCCTGTGTTGCAAAAATACGTTGATGGTGGCAAAAAGAAACAGTTTCAATTTGCTTTTACCAGCAAGGAGCAGTATGACGAAGATGCAAGGATCAATATTGAAAACAGTGGATTCTATCAGGCGTTTGAGGAATGGATGGAGCAGCAGACGGATAAAGGAGAGATGCCGGAACTCAAAAATGAGAAACAGCATCCATATGAATTACAAACACTAAACAGCGGCTATCTGTATGATGCAGAGGGTGAACATGCCCAGTATCGTATAGAATGCCGCCTTCTTTATATACAGGAGGTATAAGACAAATGGAAAAGGCTAAATTAGTAAGACGTAGCCAGAGGGTTGCGTTCTATGGTGTTCCAGTTAGTGATGGTGAAGTTACAACGTACAACAGAATGGAACACTTTACAACGTTAACAGATGGAAAGAACCCGATCACATACGAAAGACAGTACGTGGACAAAGACAGTCAGGATTCTGACGTAACAGGATACGGAACAACTTTAGAATATGGATTCGATCATCATAAAAATGATCCAGTTCTTGCGGATCTTGCAAAAGTTCAGGATGATGAACTGACCGGAGAAATGAGAGATATCGTTGTGGTTGATTTGTTCGATAAGGGAGAAACAACGAAAGATGATGAGTTTGTAGCACGAAAGAGAACATATTCCATTCTTCCAGACAGTTCTGGAGATGGAACGGATGCATTACAGTATTCAGGAAGCTTTTCTGTGAAGGATGATATCGTAAAGGGATATGCGAAAGTATCTGCAGACGGAAAGACTTGTACATTCAGCGAGACAGCTACACCCTAATGTAGCTGTCGTTGAACAGGCAGCAGAAGTAGAAGATGAAGACAAAAAGGAGATTGAGCCATGAGCCAGAATGATAAGAACGAAAGAATTTGGAAGATCAACGGTCTTGAATTAGAATTAGATCTGGAAGATGCAGACGTGTTTGAAAAAACGATGAAAACATTTGAACAGATGGATGAAGATGGAAGAAACATTGATAAGGCGGGAAAAATGCCAGAATTTATCAAGAGATACTGTGATATTTATTACAATGCATTTGATCGTATTTTCGGAGAAGGTACAGGAGAAAAAATCTTTAGTGGAAAGAAAAATATGAGAAACTGTGACGAAGTTTGGGATTCATTCCTTGGATTTATGCAGGTAGCAGTTAAAAAAGCAAATGCAAGAAGATTACAGTTAAGTGGTAAATATATGCCAAACAGAGATCAGAACAGGGGACAGAGAAGGAAGAAAAGAAAAAAGAATTTTAACACATATAACGGTGGTAAAAACCGATGAATCCCTTATACGAGCCGCTCCCTGATTATGTGATTGCAAATGGAAAGAAGGTCAGAATTGTAACAGATTTTCGTGAGTATATAAAACTCATGGATCTGCTGAAGGATGAAGAGGTTGAGGAAGCAGAGAAGAAGCAATTGCTTGCATGTTGGTTTCTTGATGATCCCGGTCCTGACTTTGAGGGATGTTTGCAGGCATTGACGGATTTTGTAATAAATTACAAGGAAACGAAGGTATCAGAGGGAGAAGAAGATAACAACGAAGAAGATACGAAACATAACCAAGTGATCTCATACAATCAGGATGCACCATATATCATATCCGGATTTTTAGAGTGTTATGGTATCGATCTGACAGAAATACCATATATGCACTGGTGGAAGTTCCAGATGCTGATTGATGGCATGAATGAAGATTGTGAGCTAAAAAAAAGAATGGGTTATAGAAGTATTGATCTTAACCAGATAAAAGATAAAGAAGAAAGAGAAAGGATCAGGAAGATTCAAAAGCAGATAGCGATCATTGACTATGAGGTCACAAGTGAGGAAATCGGAGATGCTTTTGGAAATATGATGTTTTAATGATTATGAAGATAAAAGAGATCCCATTTGAAAGAAAATGGTATTCATGCCCACATTGCGGTGCACATCTGCTGATCTATGACAACACAGCTCAAAGCAATAATGTGTTCTTAAAATGTAAAAAATGTGGGAACGAGGTAGAAATAAAAATTAAAAATTAGTGCATAAGTGAGCCATTGAGCCGTGCATATTCGAAAGGAGAATATACATGGGTTACGATGGCTCTTTAAAATTTGATACAAAAATTGATGAATCCGGATTTAATGCCGGAGTGTCCAAGATAAGCAGTGCTGCAAAGAAAGGTCTAGCTATAACAGCAGGAGCAGTTGCTGGTGTGGGTGCTGCCTTGGGTGCTATGACAAAACAATCATTAGATTCTGTATCAAAACTAGAACAGAATGTTGGCGGTGTTGAGACTTTATTTAAGAAAAGTTCTAAAACAGTCATAGCTAATGCAAACAAAGCTTATAAGACTGCTGGAATGTCCGCAAATGAGTATATGCAGAATGTAACAAGTTTCTCTGCATCGTTATTACAGAGCTGTGCAAAGAATACTGATAAAGCGGCAAAAGTAGCTGATATGGCTATGATTGATATGTCTGATAATGCGAATAAGATGGGAACCAATATGGTGGATATCCAAAACGCTTATCAGGGATTTGCGAAGCAGAACTATACAATGTTGGATAACTTAAAACTTGGATATGGCGGAACCAAGACAGAAATGGAAAGATTGCTTGCGGATGCATCCAAGATATCAGGTGTTAAGTATGATATCAACAATCTTGCAGATGTATATAATGCAATCCATATCATTCAAAAAGAGTTAGGTATTACAGGAACGACATCTAAGGAAGCAGCAACAACGATCGAGGGATCAATGAACAGTGCAAAGGCTGCATATGATAATTTCTTAAATGGTTCAGGATCAGCGGAAGAGCTTGCAGATTCCATAGCAGTAATGATGGAGAACATCGGAAAGAATCTTGGAGAGATCATTCCACGTTTGGCAGCTACAATCCCGGAACTTTTTAGTACATTATGGGATGATATGAAAAGCGAGATGCAACAAGGTGTTCAGGTTGGAGCCGAAATGATCACCAGTATTCTCTTAGGTATAACAGAAGGGATACCTGATTTCTTATCTGTATGTGGTCAGGTTATTATGTCGTTGGCAGGTTCAATAAGCTCTGCATCACCTCAACTTATTACTGCAGCAGGAACGGCAATACTTGCACTTGGGTCTGGAATCATGCAGGCATTGCCACAGATGATCAGTTATGGAGTGCAGATCATAACGCAGATAGGAAACGCAATATCACAAGCAGCACCAGAACTTATACCTAAAGCAATTGAAGCCTTAGCTCAATTTGCTCTTGGTTTAATTTCTGCATTGCCACAGTTGATCACTGTTGGAATCCAGATGATTACATCATTAGCACAAGGACTGATCAATTCGATTCCTTTATTGATTGAGTATGTGCCACAGATCATCAATTCATTTTGTGCAGCGATAGACACAGGATTACTTCAATTGATTGCCGCAGGTGTAAAAATCATTGCAAATCTTGTTATTGGAATTGTTCAGGCTATTCCGCAGTTGATTGATGCTTTACCGCAGATCGTACTTGCTATTTATAATGTATTTATGCATATTAATTTGCTTAGTGCAGGAGCTAATATCATAAAAACGTTAGCAAGTGGCTTAAAAAGTTCAGGTGGCAGTGTAATATCAGCTGCACAGAACATAGTTAAGTTTATCTGGAATCAGTTGGTAAAAACCGATTGGGTAAATCTTGGCAAAATGCTGATTCAGAAGTTAGTTTCTGGAATTAGAGGAATGGGCGGAAGTGCAGGAAGTGTTGCACGATCAATCGGACAGAAGATTTTTACAACAATATCTAATGTAAATTGGCTTAGCTTAGGAAAGACTGTTATATCAAAACTTATATCCGGACTACTTAGTTTATTAGGCAGAATGGGAAGTGCTGCTAAGAGTCTGGGAACAAAAGCCGTAAGTGCATTCAAAGGAATTAACTGGGGAAGCGTTGGATCAAACATCGTAAAAGGTATCATTGGCGGTGTTGGTGCGATGGCTGGATCTTTATTAAGCAAAATGCAAGGACTTGCAAGTAGTGCCTTAAAGGCGGCTAAGAAAGCATTAGGAATCAAATCGCCTTCTAGAGTATTCAAAAAAGAAATTGGAAAACATATTGTAACTGGAATTATAAGCGGAGTTAACGCAGAGCAGAAGAACCTTAAGAAGACAATGGAAAAGCTCTGTGATTCAGCTGTATTATCTGCCAAGAAAGCATCCGCAAAAGGAAACTTTGAAGATATTGGAAAAACATTCAAAGACGGATTAGAATCTGCAATCGATACGCAAGTTTCAAAAGCAACAACATCCGGAAAGAATTTGATTAATAAAGAGATTAAATCTGGAAAGAATAAAGAAACAGCAAAATACGATAAGCAGATCAAGAGCTTAAATAAGCAGATTAAAAAAGCCAAGAAAGATAAGAAAAGTACAAAAGCATTAGAAAAACAGCTTGCCCAGGTTAAAAAGAAGAAAAAAGCGATCACAGATTCTTATACAAATCTAGGGAAAGCAATGATTACTGCATATAGCAATGCATTAAAGCAGCAGGGCGAGAAGATCATATCACAGGCAGAAAAGCAGATTGAAGAATTGTCCAAAGAGTATCAGGAAAAATATGACGATCTGATCCAGAAACGCAGTGACATGATTTCTAAGTTAAGAAGCACAGGATCATTGTACGATCTGGATGGGAACTTGGAAGCGATAAAGAATTATCAGAACAGGATAAAAGCATTAAAGAATAAAATCCCAGATTCTCTAATGGAACAGATTCTTGGTATGGATGTAGCAAATGCGAACGACTATATGGAATACTTGCAGTCTTTAAGCACAAAAGACTTTAAGGAATACATAAGTAAATGGAATGAGATTTACAATGGATCTGATACGTTTGGAAAATCGTTCTTTAAGGACGATATAAACAATCTTGGAGAAGAATATAAGACAGCACTCACAGAGAAGCTAAACAGCTTAAAGCAGCAGTTGAATCAGATTGGTCAAAATTCTATGAAGGGATTCATTTCAGGAATGAAATCCCAGACGAAGGGAATGACCAAAGCTGTAAATTCTATGTGCGATCAGCTGATTAAAAGTATGAAGAAGAAATTAAAGATCAAATCTCCATCCAGAGTAGTGAGAGATAAGATTGGTAAATATCTTCCTTTAGGACTGGCAGCAGCGTTCACTAAGTACATGCCAGAAGCAACAAGCAAAATGGGAAAAGATATAGATGTCTCACTGGCAGCAATGCGTAAGAAAGTAGAATCTGTAGAATATCCAAAGCCAGATACACCAAATTATAACGGACCAGGAGGTGATCAACCTGTTGTGATCGTAAAAGATGATAAACCAATAGAAGTAAATGCAGAGATTCATACAACAGTTGATCTTGATGGAAAGACATTAGGAAAGCAAGTAACACCATACGTGAACAAAAACCTTGGAGAAGAACAGACAAAAGCAGAAAGGAGAAATTGATAATGTTTGATGTAAAAATAGGCGATTACAGTATGTATGAAGATTTTGGATTGCAGGCGTTATCAATTGATCCAGGATCTGCCGAAGTAGATGAGAAATTTAAGGAAATACCAGGGCGTAACGGAGATTTAGATCTTACAGATGCCCTTACAGGGTTTCCAGTGTACAAAAATGCAAGTATGAAACTGACATTTGATTTTAAGGATGGCAATTACGATCTATGGTTAGCACGTGCAAGTGAGCTACAAAATAAGCTGCATGGTAAACGTATGAAAGTGATCCTTGGAAACGATTCATTTTACTATGAGGGAAGAGTTTCTGTTAGTACAGAGAAGATAAATAAGTATTACAGTAGCGTTGAGATTACAGTGAATCGTGATCCCTATAAATTAGAACTTAATTCATCATTAGAGGACTGGTTATGGGATGAATTTGATTTTGAGACAGGAATTATAAGGGAATATGGAAATCTACAAGTAAATGGAACGTTAGAATTTGTTATACCAGGAAGAGCAATGAGAGTGATACCGGTCTTTGAGTGTAGCGAGGAAATGACAGTAAGTTATAATGGCACAACGTATAATCTGCCAAAAGGAAAGAGTCAGTCTCCAGATTTATTATTGGGAGAAGGAGATAACATTCTTGTATTCAAAGGAAATGGAACAGTTTCAGTAGATTATCGTGGAGGTAGCTTGTAATGTATAAAGTTAAAATTGGAGATAAGTATTTATATCATCCATGGGATAAAACACGGCAGATCAATGATCCTAAGCTTGATACAGAGTTAAACAAAAATGGATCATTTGAATTTGCAATATATAAAGATAATCAGTTTTACGATTCATTCAGGAAATTGAAAACAATTATCAAAATAATTGATTTTGATACAAATGGAAATGAGAAAGAAATATTTTGTGGCCGTGTGATGAACGAAGAAATTGATTTTGAAGGAGAGAAGACAATTAAATGTGAAGGAAACATGGCATATCTTCTTGATTCAATCCAACGTCCTTACAAGGGCGAGTACACACCAGAAGAACTTTTTAAATTATATATTGAAAGTCACAATGGACAGGTAGAAGCAGAAAAACAATTTAAGGTTGGAAACATAACAGTAACCGGAGAAAAAACAAAATATGATGAAAGTGATTATAAGGATACAAGAACAGCGATCGATGAAAAACTGATAAATGTATATGCCGGATACATAAGAACAAGAAAAGAAGATGATGGATATTACATAGATTATTTACAAGAATATGATGATGAAGAAGGACAGGAAGTCTCATTTGGCGAAAACATTTTAGACATTACACAATATATAAAAGCGGATGATATAAAAACATGTATTATCCCACTGGGAGCTACAAATAGTGCAACAGGAAAGCCTATAACGATCGCAAGTGTAAACGATGATGTAGATTATATTTACGATCAGGCAGCAGTTGAAAATTTTGGAAAAATCTTTGGCACAGTATCATATTCAGATCTGGAAAGCCCATTGCAATTATTGGAAAAGGCAAAAGAAGATATAAAGGATCTAGTTAATTTGTCGATCACAATAGAATTAACGGCAATAGATTTAAAAGATTTGGGATACGATGTTAAGAAAATAGATATAGGAGACAAGATCCCGGTCAGATCAAAGCCACACGGAATCAACTCATATATGCAGGTGAGTAAGATAAGCAAAAATCTGAAAGCAGTGGATGATTGTAATGTAACATTAGGATCATCATTAAAAACGCTGATAGAAAACCAGAACACATACAATAACGGAATTAAAAACGCAGAAGCAACAGCAAACGGAGTAGTAGAAAAGGCAGCAGTTGCAGAAAAGAACGCAACGGCAGCAGCAGATGCAGCACAAAGTGCAACAAAAACAGCAGAAGCGATAAAAGAAAGTATTGGAGATCGAACAGTAGGTAATAAATACGGAAATGTTCCTTACATAGCGAGTGATGGAACAATGCAAGCGGGGAAAACAATAGAATTTCATTCGAGCGATAATTATCCAGAAAGTGATGGAGCGTTATATGTCGAGGATGGAGTTCTTTATTTTTGTGATAAAACAGGAACAATTAAAACAATTCAGATGCAGGAGGTAAGCAATGGCAAAAATACAGGAATTACTGGATAATTTGTTACACAAGAAGTTTGGACGAGATGTACGGCAAAACATCCACGACAGCATTGAGCAATGCTACAAAGATGCGACAGGGCATCCAGACTCGGTTGCTGCGGTTATAAAAGAAAACAAAGAAATGCAAGAGCATTTGGATAATACGCCATATATGTTCCTGGAAGAAGAAGAGAAAGATCTTCCAGTATACACGATTGATGATACTGAGATATCAGTAGCGTCTACATGGAGTAGCAAAAAGATCAATGGAAAAATTCAGGAGGTTTTTCAAAATGCCAGTAACGGAAAAAATAAACTTGCCACCGCTATTGGCAATGGAGCAACGGCAGATATGACATGGGATCAGTTGGCAGGTAAGGTATTACAGTTCAATTATCAGCATAAGTCGGGTGAGGGAATGGTGTATTTTGATAAAGCTTTTAATAATGTAGTAGTTTGGATTATCGCTGGAGGAAACTATGGAGAAGATTGGACAGGATTTTGTGCAATAAAGCATATGGAAGGTGCAACTAAAGATGAATATGAAATAAAAGCTGGAACTGATGACGTATCATCTTATGGAATTAAAAGTGATGGAAGCCAGGCATATGCAAAAACATATCCCGCGAATGAGACTCATAATACTTGCTATTACTACTGTTATCAGATTGGATATAACTAGGAGGGAGAACGATAATGGGAAAGAATGGAATTCTAAAAAATAAAGCGGGTGAACAGATTTTTCCAGCAACGACAGCTGATCAGGTAGCTTGGAATGATCGTATGAATCTTAAGCAAGCAATATCGGAAAAACTGGGAGCCCCATATGCTGCAAGTACTGTATCTAGCATGACTGATAAAACAAGAATATATGTCTATACTGGAAGTGAATCTGGATACACGAAAGGAAACTGGTATTACTGGAATGGCAGTTCCTGGGTGTCTGGTGGAGTTTATAACAGTGTGGCAGTGGAAACAGATAAGACGTTAACTGTAGCAGACAAGGCAGCAGATTCGGCGATAGTTGGGCAGCAGATTGGCGAACTAAATGAATCTATAGAACAGCTAAAACAGGGCGGAGAAACTGGTTCTGGAACGGGATTTTCCGCAGAAGCGATTAACAAATTGGAAGAAGTAGGAAATTATCTTACATACACTACTGCCGATGGCGGTTCGAAATGGAAAGAATTAATTTCGATTTTAAGAAGTGGTTCTGGTGGAAGTGGTTCTGGTGGAAGTGGTTCTGGTGGAAGCGGTTCTGGTGGAAGTGGTTCTGGTGGAAGTGTAACGACAGAAGTTCCGAAAGATGGCTTATTGAGTTACTTTGATTTAAGAAATAGCGAACCTACAGTAGATACAAGCAAAGGGAAAACATCATACTTGGCAACAGTAGGATCAGGATGCTTGTTTACATGGAGTGCAACGTCACATACAACAAGTGACAAATACGGAACGAAGATGGCAAGATCAATTCTATATGATAAATACGGTGGAACAACAACAAGTAGTTGCGGAACAGCATTTACGTGGTGCTTCATAGGGTACAATGGTTTGATGGCATCGCGTAGTTATATTGCATTGTCTAACATTACGGCATTTTGCGTAAATCCAACATATAATACATCATCATCAACAACAAGATTAGGAGCAACAGATGTTAGTGGAAGCTCAAAATCAGGATATACAACAGTGTTTGTTGTTGTAGATGGAGATAATCTAAAAATATATGTTAATGGTGAACTGTATAAAGAATATAATGGGGCAGATTATTCGGACTTTAAAAGTTGGTACAGCAAGTTAGAAGTCGGAGCTATTGTAACAAATGCAGATAACTACTTTACAGCAATGGCAATTTATAATAAAGCATTATCAGCGGTAGAACTAACAGAAGTACAGGCGTATTTTGAAACATTGGAGGTGGCATAATGGCATTGTACGACATTAATGGAGTTGAAATTGCATCTGGTGGAACCGAGTCCTCTGGCTTTGATGTTACAGATTACGCATTATTTACCGACAATGAGGGTTCAGCAAGACAGGCAATTTTGACATATAAAGGAAAGCGGTTATATCCTAAAAATTACAATGACCAAAGACTCGATAAGATAAAAATCTATAATGGAGGATTGATGATAAGTTTAGGTGATTCATACACTGCATATCTTAATAAATTTTTCGATGCATTTGCTGTAAAACATGGATTAGTGCAGAAAAATGTTGGTCTTGCATCATCAAAAATTGCAAGACCAGAGGGAGAGGGATTGGATACGATCAAGTCATTTGTAACCAGGCTTGATGGACTTATTGCATCTTTTCCAATAACAATAAATGACACTGTCTATAAGATTACGGACGTTAAACTTATAACATTTATGGGTGGAGCGAATGACTGGACAACAGTTGACGACTCGCAAGGTATAAACAGAATCGGAGACAGATATAGTACTGATAAAGGACAGATTTATGGTGCTACAAAATATTGTTTCCAGACTTTACAGAGTACGTTTCCGACTGCCGATATAATCTGCATACTTCAGCCGAACAATGCCGATAACTCCGATTTTTGTGTTATGGAATCAAAAGAAAAAATTGTAAAAGAATGTGCAGAAATGTTTTCAATACCAATTTGTGATTGTTGCTTTGATTTTTACAGTCCTTCAAATACAACAGAACTTACGAAATATTGGCGGGATGATAAACTACATTTAAGTGATGATGGGCATCAGGCTTTGATTGATAAATTGGAAACAACACTAAATACACTACCTTATTATAAATCTAGTTAAAGATAAGATTACTACCATTACCTTGTGGACACACCAGCTAAGAGTGCAATCTTTAAGAAAATAAGGGTACACAAGCAGACGTTAGTTAGCTACAATGATTTAAGCGAAAAAGGAGAAGAAATAAATGAAAATACGAGCAAGGCCCTAAGAGGTCTTATTTTTATGCAAAAAATATAACCAGAAAGGGACAAAATGGAAGAGTATTTAACCAGGCAAGAACACCAGGAATTCAAGGAAGGACTTGAAAAAGAAAATCATCGTCAAGATAAGCGAATTGAAATTCTTGAAAATACAGTCAGGCAGATTAATGATCTGACTTTGTCTGTACAAAAATTAGCGACTAACATGGAAGGTATGCTATCTAAACAGACAGAACAAGGGAAACGACTTGAAGAATTAGAAAACAGAGACGGCGAAAAATGGAGACAAGTAACAGGCTATGTTATCACAGCTTTGATCGGTGCAGTGTTTGGCTTTGTCTTCAAGCAAATTGGAATGTGAGGTAATAGATATGTTTAAAAATACAGTGTTAAAAGTTAGCGTAGACACAAAAAAATGGATGAAAGCAGCTGCGATCAGAGCAGTTAAGACTATGGCACAGACAGCAGTATCATTGATTCCAGCAGCGCAGATGATTCAGGAAGTTGACTGGAAGGTTGTGATTGGCACAGCTGCACTTGCAGGAGTAGCTTCTGTGTTAACGAGCATCGCAGGAATTCCAGAATGTGAGGAAGAATAGGAGGCATAAGAGTATGGCAGTATATAATATTCATGGCGGACATAACCCAGCAGGTAAGATCGCATGTGGAGCGAGCGATCTACTGGATGAATCAAAGGAAGATAGAAAGATCTGCAAAGAGGTTGTAAGGCTACTAAAAAAGAAAGGGCATAAAGCATACAACTGCACAGTTAGCAACGGAACAAGTCAGAATGATGTGCTTAAAAAAATATGTGCAAAATGCAACAAGAGAAAAGCCGCACTCGATGTATCGATCCACCTGAATAGTGGAAGAAATGATCGAAAAGGAGATAAAAAGATAGCGGGCACAGAAATCTGGTGTACAAAAGAAGAGGGCATTAAAAAGACAACAGGAAACAGAATCCTGGCAAATATGAAAAAGCTGGGATTTACAAACCGAGGAATCAAAACAACAGGCAATTTATACTACCTGAATCACACGATCAACAAAGCGATCCTGATCGAAGTATGCTTTGTGGATGATCGAGATGACTATAATCTTTATAAAAAAGTAGGGTACAAAAAAATTGCAAAAGCAATTGCAGACGGAATCACGGGATAAAATTAAATAAAAAAAACGCCGAGCTATCAACCTCGACGCCATAAAAACATAGATTAAAACCTCTGTCTTAATTTAATATGCTTACCCAATTATATCATACGAACCTTACAACCACAAGATATTGTGGTCCCAGAAATAAAAAATCTAGATATGACGTATCAATTGCACAGAAAAATGTGTATAATAGATATGTAATAAAACGTATTTAGAAGCAGTTAGAAGTCACTAGAAGTTGTTGCTTATTAAAAAGTAACGGCTTTTTTGATATTTTGGGAGGTGAAAAATTATGTATAGTGCAGTAGATGTAGCAGATTATATTGTGGACAGATGTGCAGGATTGGGCCGACCAGTATCTAATTTACAATTACAAAAAATATTATACTATGTACAATTGAATTTTTTAAGAAGATTTGATGAATGTGCTTTTTGGGATGATATTCAAGCATGGAGACATGGACCAGTAGTAAAAGAAGTGTATTATAAGTATAATATTTTCGGGAGACATGCAATTGTACCAAGAATTATGCAGAGTACAGAGGGACTGTTTTCAGCAAGAGATAAGAATTTAATAGATAATGTAACAGATGCGTGTATCGCGTTAGATCCATGGGAGCTAGTAGAGAGATCACATAAAGTCGGAGGACCATGGCATCAAAGTTTTAATGGAAATTTTGATAAGGTAATACCGAAGGAAGTGATGAGAAATTATGTACGAAGCTAATGATGATAACATATTTCTTGATGGTGAAGATTTTAATAATGATAATAAAACAAGAAATTATGATGAAAACGATTACAGTGTATCTACAGAAATAGCACATATGGTTATAGAAATAGCAAATGATAAAGATGTTAGAGGAAATAATCTACAATTTATATATTATAGATTGTATGATTTGTATTCAAAAGGAAATAGGCATTCGTATTCTGTAATCTCTGCTGCGATTCAACAAAATATGGATGCATTTTTACAATTAGTGCAAAAGAATCTAAGAGATGATAAGGCAGATAAGAGTATAGAATCATCTTTTAATAAGTTATATGATCACGTAATGTTGGAATGTAATAGGATGGGTTATATAGCCGAGATTAGCAATGATCTTAAAATGCAGCAAGATATTGTAGAAAAACAAGTTAAATCTGCAGTTATGGACATTAAAAAATTATATGCTGATTTAATAGGAATCGTATCTATATTTGTTGCGATATTTGCATTGATTACAGTAAACGCTAATATTGCATTTAAACTAACAACAACCAATATGAATGAGATATTCTGGGGAATTATAGTTATGAATGTGTTTGTTGTTTTATGTATAATAGCATTGCTAGGTGCAGTGAGAAAGCTAATTATAGATAAATTAACAGAAGTAAGGTAACTCAAAAATCACAAATAAAGGCTGTAGGAATGATTTAATTTCTACATTATTACTACAAAAACACCCAACAAACTACATAAAACCGTACTTTACGGCTTATATCGAGGAAGCTGCTAAAGCAGGTAAATTCTAAGAATTGAACAATAATTCAAAGAAACTCATAATAAAAAATAGGCACTTTGTATAAAGTTGCCTATTTTTTATTTTACCAAATTTGTAGTATAATATGAAAAATAGATTGAAAATTAGATTAAAACAGTGTGATAATAAAAAAGAGAGGAGCTTTCGATATGGATTACCAATCATACCTATCCCACAACGTAGCCGTCAACCTAAAAAGAATCCGAACCTCCAAAGGCATGAGCCTTGATGTCCTCTCTGAACAAACAGGAGTCAGCAAAAGCATGCTAGCCCAAATTGAGAAAGGAACAGCAAATCCATCCTTAGGAGTCTTAGGAAAGATCACCAGCGGATTAAGAATTGAATTCCAAGAATTAATCGAAGCTCCGCCAATGGAATCCTGTCTCGTAACACCAGATCAGATGACTCCAACAAAAGAAATGATCGGCGAATACAAAGTAT